TCGCTGGACACCATGGATCGAGCCGCTGCTCGATCAGCCTTTATTCAAGGGTGTCGAGGTGCTTGCGGTGGAATATCCGATCTGCGACAAGATCAAGCGCGTCGGCGGCAGCTTGGATTTTTTGCTTCTAAAGCGAGGGCCAAATTCTTTCGGACCAATATCTAGTGAAGATCGTGTGATCCTCGGCGACTTGAAGACGGTCTCTAGTAGAAAGGGAGTATCCAGCAGACGCCCAGCCACTGCACAATTACAGGCCTATCACAGTTTTTTGTGTAGTATCCACCGACTGTCTATTACGGACATGGTGACTGTGGTCTGTGGACCTGACAAAACCGTTGTCCGTGAATCGGATCCGAACGGATATGAGGAGTGGCTGGACGCCTGGGGACGTTTCCAAGCTCAACAACCTGATTTTTGATGAAGTGCCCAAACTGCGGAAGGTCTTGGATCAGTGTTTTGGAATCACGCCATACAAGCGAGTTTGCTGTCAGTCGTCGCAGGCAGTGCAAGCTCTGTGACCATATATGGGCGACAGCAGAAGTGATTGTGCCTGACGATGAGTGGGGTTATGCCGAGAAGCCACGCAGCAATGGGCGTTTGAAGTCTGAGTTTTGCGTCAAGGCTGGGATGTTGGAGCGTCTGACTTCGGCGTGAACTGGTCAGAGATCCTTCGCAAAGGCGGCGTGCCTGAGCCTCCTGGGTACGTCGAGACCGTTGCGAGGGTAAGGAGCAAGCCTAAGCGGCAGAAGAAAAAGCCCAAGGGCAAGCGTTGACAACTTGCTCCCTCCGCTATATTTGTTAAAGCGAAACAGGGAGGGGATTGCAGCCCTCCCCGCTTCTGGCACAGCCAGTGACACCTACGCCCCAGGCAATGCCTGAATCAATTTTATTGACAAGCTCTCACGAATCTGCGGCGCATGTCGCCGCTGAGGAGTGGTTGCGAACTCTTCCGAAAGAGGTTCGCATCAACACCCTCACCACACAGACCATCAAGGAACATTGGCTGACCAATAGCCCTCGCCAACTTGCCATCGCATTTGTCGATGCAGTTCAGCAGCGCGTATGGCTTCAGGTTGCATACATGCCTGCTGTTGAAAGCAAGCGAACAGTTCGCAGTTACTCCCCTTTGGAGTGGATGCGCATGTGCATAGGCGCTGAGCCTGATGAGTTGATGCGTACGGTGGCCGGCCATTTGCCAAGCGCAGAGGAGGGCAGTGCCGCAGCTGTCAGCTTGATTCGTCTAATGCGGGATGAAGATCCGGATACTCTGCGTGAGCTTTGCAAGGACTACCGGCACGGCGAAAGCAACATGCCGGGCTGGAACAAGCTGTTCGGGATGCTTCAAGACGTTGATGGTGTTTGGGGCGAGGCGCAGGCTGAACTGCAAGAGGCAGTGAAGTCGAACAGCAAAGGGGGAAGACCCAAAAAAACTGCACCGCACTGTGATGCAGTTTCTGATCCCGTCCTTGGCGCCAATCGCATGCCCAAGGACCGCAAATCGCGCCTGGTCCGCACCCTCACCAATCTTGAGGCCAATCCCGATGAGTGCAAAAAGAGGGGCACGACGCCCGAAAAGGTCGCAGTTGCTAAGTCCCGCCTGGTGCGGGGCCTCACGCCTTCAGTTGAAGCTGCAAAGCGTGAAGCAGGCATCGCTGTTTCCACGAAACCTGCAGGTGGACTCGGTGTTAGAGGCGCAGCTGATGACGTCGCTAAACGGCTGATTCGCATGGTTGGCGCAGACCATGCCAAACGGATTGCCAGCGCAATCTTGGAGGCCCTGAAAAATGGCTGAGCCCAGGTACTTCAGCGCAGTTCAACGGACTGAGTTATTTAATCGATCCGGCGGCCATTGCCAAAGCTGTGGAGTTCCGATCACGCTGAGCAATTTTCACGCGGACCACATCACGCCTTGGAGCAAAGGCGGCAAAACAACGCTCGCGAACGGTCAGGCCCTCTGTCGTGCCTGCAACATCAAAAAATCCAGCACTATGCAAATCCCCTATCAAATGCACTTGCCAGCAGGCTGGACCCTGCGCAGCTGGCAAGAGGAATTTGTCAATCGTTTTTTGTCCTCTGCTATTCAGCAAATCAATAAGCCGCCCGCTGAAATCAATGCCTTTATCCTTCACGCCTTTCCTGGCGCTGGCAAATCATTAGCTCAGTGCTTAGTCGCTCGCACGCTGCTTGAGCAGGGTTACATCGATCAAGTGATTTTCTGCGTTCCATCCAAGTTGCTGCGTGAGCAGATGGTTGATGATGCTGCGAAAGTCGGCCTAAACCTCAATGGCAAACGGCTAGACCCCAACGGCTACATGGGCATCATCACGACTTACTCCCAGCTCGGTCACGTCTCGAAAGAGACAGAGAAAATGATCAACGCTGAGCTGTTGCGCAAAATCTGCGCTGCAAAGCCGACGATGGTCATTGCTGATGAGATGCACCACCTTGGTCGTGGGAAAAATTGGGGCGATGCTTTTGAGATGGCCTTTGATCAGCATTCTGTGGTCAGACTGATGACCAGCGGTACACCGTTCCGAAGCGACAGCAACACGCTGCCTTGGTGCCGCTACAGCAACAAAAAAATCGATTTATCTCCACCACATGCTTATAGCTACGGTTACGGCCTAAGCACTTGGAATAGCAAATTCTCAGCCCTTGGTGATCGAGTTGTGCGTGATGTTGTTGTGCATCCTTGGGACGGAGAGGTGAACTTCACGGTGCGGCGTCATGAACATGGCGAAATGACTGATGAGCGCACATTTACGCATCGACTCACGGACAACATTGATGAGCTTTACTCGGACGTGTTTGAACCAGGCGATGACCCTGATGACGAGCCGATAAAATTACTTGATAACAAACGCTTGCGACAAGACATTAAATCAAAACGTCGTCTTGCTGCTATTGAGTGCGGCACGTCTGCGCATCCACATGGGACTGATTACGTCCGCGATCAGTTGATTGCTGCTAATGAGCAGCTAATAGATGTTCGACGGAGCCATCCGTGGGCTGGCGGATTGATTGTTTGCAACACCATCCCGCACGCTGATTCAGTGGCTAAGGCTCTAAAACATTGGACAGGCGAAGACTCAATCGTGATTCATAGCGAGAGCGGTGCAGGCGCTCGGGCTATACGCGATTTTCGTGGCAACCGTACAGAGGCACGGACAAAATGGATTGTGTCAGTCGGCAAGATTTCCGAAGGTGTCGATATTAAGCATTTACGGGTCTGCGTTTACCTGACGGCGATTCAAGCGCCACTACGCTGGACACAGATTTTGGGTCGTGTGCTCAGAGTAGAGGATGATATTGAATGGGATATGCAGACAGCTCATTTTTACCAGTATGACGACGGAATCGAATTGGCTGAAAATGAAAGCGGTGAGATTGTTCCGCAAAGCGTCAACATCAAGATGTTTGCCGAAACATTGCTAGAGGAACGCTGGGTTACTTTGGAAGCAAGCGAAAAGGAACGCAAGAAACCTAGGGAGGGCGAAGGCGTTGGAGAGAATATCGGCAACTACAGCACTGTCGAGGCGCATTCCGCATCAGGGATCAATACCCAAACGATTTACGACGGTCAGCGTCATGAAAACAAAGACCTTGAGTGTTTCAAGGTTTTGGCCGCTCGTCTAAAAATGCCTGTGGTAAAGGTCGCATCCTTGGTTGACAAAGGAGGCAAGGAAGAATGGATACGAGCACTTAACGACTAATGGCAGAAACTAAACGCAAGTTTATGGCCGTGACCATGAAGCCTGAGCTTTACGCCAAAGCACAAGAGGCTGCAGCTGAGCGAGACATCCCTGTTACAGCATGGGTGCGCGAAGTGGTTGAAGCAGAGCTTCGCAGGCGATTGAAAGAATAAGCGCCCAACCCCTTGACATGGCATACCACCCGTGCCATGCTTGTGCACATGAGCCCTTCCTATCCGCTCATGATCGCCAATGAATCTCACAAGCTGCGTTCTGGTTTTTACGACCCTGAACGCAGCAAACCGCTGACAAACTTCATCGTCAGCTCTGTTTTTGCTCTGCTCTTGGGCGGTGCTTTTTTCTACAGCCTGACTTCAACGCTCACTCAAATGACCGAACGCGACTGCGCTGCCGGTATTCAAAAAGCCTGTAATTCCCTCAAATGAAATCAGTTTCAATCAGCCTGGATCAATTACGATCTGACAAGCTTGCCAAACTTTCGGAAGCTACAAAGGGCAATATGACCAATGTGAGCGTTGGCGGTGAATTCATTGAATTTTCGCAGCCTAAGCTCAGCGCAACAAAGCTCGCCCAGGCCCTCCTGAATTCAGCTATTGATCGAGCCTTCAGCCAATTGCAGCAGTAATTCGTTCACGTTTACTGTTCTTGGAAAGCCTGCCCCGCAAGGCAGCAAGCGTCACGTCGGCAAAGGCGTCATGATCGAATCCTCTAAGAGGTGCAAACCATGGCGTCAAGACATAAGACACACTGCCCTTGAGTTGCTTCCTGAAGGCTGGCATGCCAACATGGGTGGGGCGATGCTTCTGTCAACTACGTTTGTTTTTGCTCGCCCTAAAAACCACTTCAGGTCTAACGGACAACTCAAACCATCTGCGCCTGAGCATTGCACAGGCCGCATTGGCGACGTTTCCAAGCTTGTCCGCGCTGTTGAAGATGCAATGACTGGCATCGTTTACAACGACGACGCACAGATCATCAGTCTTATTGCCCATCGTCGCTTTGCACATGACAGAGAACAACCCTGCGCCATCATCACCGTCACCGCCCTTGATTAAGGCGTTGGTGGAATTTCACAAAACAGTCCCGCCTATTAACAAAACTGCTTCCGCCCAATACGGCAAGTTTGCAGACCTTGAAACAGTCCTTTCAACCGTGACGCCGCACCTGCTCAAAAATGGGTTGGTTGTCTCGCAAGGTTTTGAGCCAAGCAGCCATGACAATAACCCTGTCTTGGTCACTCAACTGCTGCATGTCAGCGGGGCTCAACTCGTCAGTCGGCTGCCTATGGTTGTCGCTGGACGTGGCAAAAATCCTTTGCACGATTGGGGTGGTAGCTGCACGTATTCAAGACGTTATAGCTTGCTCTCAATTCTTGGGCTTACCGCTGACATGGATGTTGACGGCGACTTTGCCGATGAAAAGCCAACAGCCAAAACCAAGCCCGCACCAGCTCCAAAAGTTAAAGACGTTGCAGCCGAGGATCAACCCTTGTCTGACAGTGAGCGAGAGTTAGTCCTTGGACTTATTAAAGAAATGTCATCATCAAGCCGTGATGCTTTCTGCATGGCTTTTCGCTCACGCTTCAAATTAGAATCAACAGCAAAGGTTGCGCCTGCAATCACTAGCAAAAAGCATGAAGCCTGGATTCAGGCCGTCGCCCATGAGTATTCCTAATGAAAAAACATCGCAAGCCAAATCAGACGACAAACGTCGTGCTCAACATTTTCAAGTGCGGCTGGACACAGGACTAGCCGCACAACTGCAGCACTACGCCGATCAACGCCACAACGGCGTGATTAACGCAGCGCTTTCCACTATCGTTTCCAAATTCTTCAACGGTAAGTAATGGCTGACTTCGCACCTGACGCCTTTAACATCTGGGGCAATTTCAACAAAGACCAAAAGAAGGACGGCCATTATTGGGCAGCCATGGAAGTGCCTGTCGATGAGCTTCGCAAGCTTGTTGAATGGGCCAAGACTGCAGAACGTGTCCAAAATCAAAAAGGTGATGACTGCGTCAAACTGCGTGCCAACCTCATGCCACGTCAGAGCCAAGCTGGCAACGATTACTTGCTGATGGCCTTGAGTGACGCCAAGCCTAAGGCTGACAAAAACGATGCACCCTTCTAAAATCTAAGAGAGGGCTGCGCAAGAGCCTTAACAGGCTCTTTTTTTTTATGGCAAAGCCTGTCATGCACCAGATCAAAGACAATGGTCGATTGCTCTGGTGCGTTGAATATGCCGGAATGCAACGCTGCTTTACACAAGACTGGCAGGCAACCTGGCTTCACCAGCTCTGTTTGGACCTGTATCTTGCAGACTTAGACATTGATGCGTCTAGGGATGCAATGTGACGAACTGCTTGTTTTAGCAACTTGCTCTGATGCCAGCTTTGCTGTGCCATCGCAACGCATAGCTGGGCAAGCAACTCATTGTCGTCACAGCTTTTGATTTCACGCACTGTGCGTTCAAGCTGCAACTCCTCCTCAAGGCTTTTCTCGATGATCATCCAGTCCATCGGAAGACTCCAGTGACTGCAAAATCCTGCGTTCAGAGGCGTAAGGCTCTGTGGCATGGATTAAGTCACCTATAGCGGGAAACAGCCAATCCTGCACAGGAAGACATTGTTTCCAATTCACTGGTTGCAGGCAGTTAAGGACGACTGTTGTCCAAAATGCTGCCAGGTAACTCCAAATGGCGTAGAGGCTCATGTCACACTCGGCATCACAGTCAGGTGGTTGTTGTAATGCCCCGTCAACGCATAACTAGCTTGTGGGACGTTACTCATGTAATGGAACACCATCTGCCCAATCTTCAGTCCTGGCCACAATCTGATTGGACAGTGCCGACGCTCGTTTTTAAGTTCCAGTGTCAGCTTTGATCCGTGCCAGCCTGGATCGCACCAACCAGCAAGAAGATGATTAAGGCCGTCTCTGGCACGCGATGACTTGAGTACAAACTGAGCACTGATGTCGTCGGGGAGATTAAACAGCTCACATGTCTCAGCCAAGCAAAAGTAACCTGGCATGAGCAGGTACGGGTCATCCTCTGTTTTTCCTGAAATGTCCAAGCGCAATAAGTCCTCCTGATACATCGACTCGATCATCAGATGGTCTCCCAGCCGCACGTCAAGGCTGGCAGGATTCAGCAGCTCTGCGTCGTTAAAAGGGACAACCATTTGACTCTGCTCGCAACGAGCCCTGATCTCCCAGTCACACAGAACCGTCATATGACCCTAGAAAAGCTCACCTTACTGCTCATCAACCAAAATCACCCAGCCTGTCCGCGGACCTTCAACTGACCACCTGGGATAAAACTCAGACTGCCTAACGCGGACATTACGGCCTAGATGCGGGTTTTTGTGCCCACCTCTAACCATGTCAGGCAAACCGCGCGGATCTTGCATGATCCATTCAGGATCATTGCTGTTCTTTCCGGCATAGCCACTGATCACGCTCCAATGGCCGCAATCCATGCCATTACATTGGGGTGCTTCACCAAGTAAGACATCACCACGATGCAGCCATCCCACTAAAACAGGACGCCCCATCTCTATTTCCATTTCAATCAAATCAGCATCGCCATCCTTGCGAAACTCAGCGTTTAATCCAAGGCTTTCCAAAGCTTGGAGCTGAGCCACAACGGAAGTCGTATCACCAAATTGACTGCGAATTCGATTGTATTCATCATCGCTGTCCACCTTTCGATAAAACGCAGCCACCATCGCCGCTGCCGACGAAAAGCATTCTCTGTAACCCGTTTTCGTCTCATTGTCATTTTGTGTGAAGTAGGGCATGTAGACCTCTTGGTCAATACCGCTCGCTTTCCATGATTCAAACCAATCGGCGTCCTCCGCCAGTAACTCCTCTGGCAAGGACTCCTCAAGTTCCTTAACAGCAGCCAGCTGATGGGGCGTACCACGGAAAAATTGGAAGAAGGGCAGTAGTGCAAGCGTACCCACGAGCGCTACAAGCAGAGTCAGCCCGATCATGCCTCAAAGTTCTTGCAGTAGCGACCTACGTGTCTATTTCTCGACCCTTGTCGTTGGGAATAGGTTTTGCTTCACGAAATCAACAACCTTGTCGTCGATCGTGTTGTCCGTCGTCTTGCAGTAAGCCTCAAGCAATTCGACAACCAGTTTTTTGACGCTTTCAGACTGCAAGAACCTAAGCAGAAT